AGGAATTCTATAAAGAAACTAACAGGAAGAAAAACTTTAACTCACTATGACATTGAGGCTCTAAAAGAGTTGGGCTTTGTCTTAGTCGTCGAACAAGTAACAGAAAGAATTTAAATTATGATTAAAAAATATACAATGCCGTGCATCCACATGAATGGATCGGATGAGGATAGTCTACGCAGACAATACAATAATTTGTTTTGCGCTGTAAGCGACGCTCAAGTCAAACTCCTTTATGATACAGACTTCCATGAGAGAGATTACTACCCTCTTGGGGGTGAAGCTTGGGACAAAGCTTATCAAGAAAGAGAAGAGATTAAGGAAGCAATGACTGAGATTTACCAGTACGCCAAGCAGCATATGCACTTTCTCGACTATGGAAAGGAGCCATTGCCAGATGAGGATTGAATAAAAAACCCCCGTAACTCGTTGACTATCAGCGTGTTAGCGGGCGGGGGCGGGCGGAGCCTCCTAACTCCTTACTAATCAGTCACTTAGAGAGGTTTTTGGATTTAATAAATCAATCAATATATAAAACAATAAAACAAAATGTACTGGCGTTTATTTGCAAGTATTTCCTTTAACCTTTAGCCACTTTTGGTATAATGACTATATGTACAAGAATGAGAATCATCGAACCTTCTTTGAGAACGTTGTGTTTATTTGTATGCTGTTGCTTTCATGTCTATTCTCCTGCGGGATGGTCGTGAAGGTCTTCGAACTGCTGCTCAAATAAAAGCCCGCGCTCCTTTTCAGGAGGCGGGTTCTACTATATACTTATTTGCGATTAAATCGGGCAACCTTATTTGCCAAAAAATCTGGCAATCTTCGCGCGTAATCTGCGCTTGTTTTTTGTTTGTTTAAATTCCTTTGGCCTGAAGTTAGAACCTAGGCCCAGCATCTGCCGCAGTCGGTCGGCTTGTTCAGGATCTACTTCGAACTCATGCTTATTTGCTTGCTCACTGTGTTTCATTGGTACATAATGGTTTGTTTATTTTTTTTAAAAAAGCAGGTATGGGGTGTTTATTTACCCCTAGGCTGGCACTCGTTTATTTTAAAAAGTTTTATTAAGGCCAGTAAAAGTTTAAAAAAATTTGTGTTTATTTGCCAAAAAGCTGTTTAATTGTGTTTATTAAGCGTAACCCGCGCAAAATGGCGTTTTATTTTGGTTGGTTTGGTTGGGTTTGGGGAGGTGATTTGGTACAGAATGATTTGATTTGTTTATTTAGCGCGTTGGCCACATACCTACATTCCTTTTATTTCTATTAGAATAGCTTAGAATCCTTTATTTTATAATGTTTTTAGTTTCTTTCTATACTATCTATATCCCTTATATGCTTGTTCTTTATAATGACTTTATTCTATATAATAATAAGCGTAATAACAATTATCTTTTATTCTTTTAAATTATCCTTTCTTCGAAGACTTAGAGTACCTAATTGATCTGGGTACTTTATTGTACCTATAAGGTTTGTAGAGTATTCTACTGGTAATAAACACTATTGGAATTAGCCCCAAAATAAAATTACTTTATAATTTATAACAAAATACATAAACAAGAGGATTGGACTGCTCATTTATGTACTGTAATGAGTGAGCTTACTTGGGATATACTTGGCTCTCTGAGCCGTCGCTGAATATAGCCAGTACTTTCCCATTTGATTGAGAGGCATTTATCTTAGCCATATCGAAGGAAGAGGAGGAGTTCTTTACATTATCTAACTTTGTAGAGTAACCTCCCATCCAACGATTCTTTTTATCATATACCTCGTACCTTATAATATAATTCATTTAAGCAAATTAAGGTTGAAGGTTCATCTCGATCTTAGGTTCTGAATTTGGAACCTCTACATGAGATGGGGTTTTGATCTTAGTATTCTTTGACTCTTCGACTTCGATGCCGAGGTTCTTAAGCCAAATTCTACTTACTTGAACAGAAACATTCTCATTGAATAGTTTGTTTAGTGTTCTCATATCAACATTTACAAAAGATGTTGATCCTGCTGGTCTGCCACGTTTAGCCATTTTTTTTCTTTGTTATTGGGTTTAATACTTATGGAGAATATAATCTTGATCTCTATCAAGAAGCTCAAGGGTATCACCCTCTTCAAGGATACCTGCTTCGGTCAGGAGGTCATTAACAGCGTAAATGATGTCAATACCCTCAGTCTCGTAACGCTGACCGTTGATCTCTAGAGCGATTTTACTGTCTTGCATGTGCTTATAGTATCGTATATTGGGAAGTTGTCAACCAGTTTTTATTGCTTTTAAATGTTTTTTGCATCTCTAGCTCTTTGGTCTTTTAACATTCCTTTTGCTAATATCGCGTAATTTACGATATCATCGCAAGCATCTTCAACAGATTCATCTGGTACCTTTAACTCCTTGTCATTGGTGAAGCTACGAATCCTTTGAATTTTGTCTATTACTCTAAGTAATAATCCTTGTACTGGATCAATATCCAATATAGAGGATGCATTGAAATTAGCAAATACATCAGTAGCTCCTTTGCCGCCAGTGTAATCACTATTTTTCTTTTTCATTATATCCCTACAATTATCACAGGTTGTGATATGTAGATTTATCAGTTCTTCAGTTGTCATAATTTTTTTTCTGTTCCATTCTCTCTATATGTTTAGCCCAAATATCCTTAGATCTTGCGCCTTGACCATTCCTTTCTAAATATTCCTCTGCCTCCTGTATTCTCTTTAAAGCCATCTTAACTCTAGCAGTTCTATATATCACAAAAGGAAACTTCACCCAGCATACAACACCCACAAAGAAACCTACTATTACCCCTAGAAAAGCAGCACCCAATGCTAAGGTTAGTTCTTCAAAAAAGTTTTTCATTTTACACTGTACCAGTTAGGAGCTTGCCTCTTAGTCCATTTAGCAAAGCGCGATTTATCGTAGTTGTAATACTCTCTGTACTTCTCTACAACGGAAAGAGTATCGAATCGAGGATGAGTTCTGCATCTTTGATCTTGGCTAATCGCTACAGCAAATTCTGAAAGATGACCAGCAGGTACATTTGATTTATACATATTAAGCATACACCATTGAATAAACTTTTCAGAGAAATGATCCTTGGCTGTTCTAAACTTCTTTTCTCTTGCCATAGCCATACCATGACGGATTAACCACATCATATTACTTTTGTTTTTCATAGCCCAAATTGTACACGGGTGCTTGGAATACGAATGCTTTCGAGGGGAGCCTTTTTGACTTCTAGGGCAATCAGGTTCAGCCAAGGTGTCGAGAGTAAAACAATTAGCAAGCATCTGGGCAGTCTCGACAATCATCTTGGATACATGCTTATCACAAAGATTTTGCGCTGCTTTGTATGGATCTTTATCTGTAACGAATATGTTCATTGCCCAGCTATTCTATATATCTATTCTTCTGAGTCAAGCGATTTTTTTCTATTTTTAAGTAGATCTTCGATATCGTAGATATAACACTGGACTCCATTGAAAATGTAATCCCACATTGTGCTCTCTAATCTAGGCTCAGGTTGGATTTTTTCGACTATCTCATCATAAACTTTCTTTTTTTCTAGATCTAAGCCAGCAAGCGTTTGTTGGCCCTCCTTAATCATTGCAAGTTCTTCTTTTACAGTCATAATAATATTTTAAATTCAAGAGTTGATTTAGTCAATGAAGAAGTGTAATTAATATAGATGAGAAAAGTATCCTCGATAAACGTACTAGATCATAAAATCAAAGTAGTTTACGAGGAGATGGAAGACTGGGGAGAGTGCTTTATGGACGACAAGCTAATAAAATTAAATAAAAAATGTCTTAAAGATCCAGAACAGCACTGGTGGACACTGGTTCACGAGGTTACCCATATGATTTTCGAGATGACAGGATTAGCCTTTATGGAGTGCAACGATGAAGAAGCGTATGTTCGATGCGTCGAGAATCTAGTCATACCTTGGGTTCTTAATAATATAAATCTAAAAGGTTAGTCTGCTTATATAAAATTCATTTTAATGGCCAGTCTCTTACCTTCTTTTGTAATAGTACGCTTACCATCTATCTTCATTAGATTCTTCCTGACCAGCATGGATTCATAATCTCTCTGGATCGCAGCCCTTTGGAAGCCAGTAACTGATGAAAGCCCATTTAAGCTCATCGAACCCCTTTGAGCCAAAGCTTTAACAACTGTCATTTCAGAATTAGAAAGACCATAGGGATGGATCGCCATTGTATCACAGATATCAGCCCAAACTTTTTTAGTGATTCTCTTAGCAGAACGAGCAGCAGAAAAGACTTTGGCATCTTCAGCTTTAACTACCGCATCCCTTGGGTTGCCACGAAAAACAGAAATAATATCTTTTTTTGCAGCAGGGTCTACGTCAACTTTACACTCTAGATTATCTTCGAAGATCTGATAGAGTTGCTCAGGGCTATACTCTTCAAAGGAGATATCTCTCAGTCTATCTCTAAGAGGCTCAGAAAGTTTCTGTTGATCTGTTGTAGCCATACATAGAGAAATCTTCTCGAAATCGAAGTCGTACCTCATTCCCTCTAGTTCCACAGACCTTCTTGGATTCTTGTCTACATTCAATGCAGTCAAGAAAATCTCCTGCAAATCTTTTGGTAGATTATGTCCCTCATCAATAAACAAAAAAGCATTATGCTCTACCCACAAAGGATAGACTTGATCAAAGAAAGCTCTAGCATTACGAATAGTCTTGCCATTGATCTCAAGCATGGGAGGTCTAGTACCATTTTTATTGACCAAAGCTTCTCTAAACTTTCGAGCAAAGAATGTCTTACCCCCACCCTTTTGAGTAGTTAGATTCAAAAACGGCAAACGATTTGTGGTTTTGTAAGCATCTATATACAAGCTTAAAGACTTCTTTACAGACTCTTGACCAATGCACTCACTGAACGCTTTATTGATTTGCATGTCGCTATATTAAAGCATTTTTAATTCAGTGCAAGCCTTTTCTTTACATTATGTGTAATTTTTTTTATGCCAACATTTAAAAGAGTGAATTCCAGCGACACTCAGGTCTTTAATTATACAGACTCTACAGAGAGCAGACTAGTTGGAATTCAAGAATGCTCGTTTAATTCTCAAAAACAATTTACAGAGTTATCTGAGTTGGGTAAGTTTGGTACTCAAAATAGAATTCTAAATTCTAATCAGACTACTGAATTAAAATTAGATTTTATTCTAAATGAGCAGAAAACTAACGATCCTTTTTTTGCTTTTACCGACAGTGGTTTTTTATCTACAGGTAGCCTAAACTTTAAAATTAGAGATTTAGCTGGAGAAAATAAAATTAGCGGTGCATATTTGCAAAATTACTCCTTAAACTTGGAGGTTGGAGAGATTCCAGAAGGATCTGTATCTTTTCAAGCAGATTCGATATCTTATAATGATACAAATAATCTTGAGTACAACAACCAAACTTCTGATTCTGATATAGCATTTTTAAATCCAAATAATATAACAGTAAGCACAAATTTTGATGAAGGTATTAACACAACCAGCTACTGCGTTTCCTCTGTATCTATAGATGTCTCTTTAGATAGGACTCCAGTAACTAGAATAGGTTCAAAAGTACCCAAGTACAGGTATCCTGATCCAAACGTAAATGGTGAGATATCTGTTTCTATTTTAAAGAATCAAGTAACAGGAGTTGATCTATCAAGTCTAGTATTAGAGAAAGGAAATTTAACTATAAAATTCAATCCTAATGAGACTTCGGAGAAGACCTACCAAGTTCAAAACTGCTCTTTAATTTCAGTTTCCGAAGATGCATCTTTGGATGATGACACAAAAATGAATTTTAATTATTCGTTTAATTTAAAAGATAATAATAATATTTTTAATTAAATTGGACTCTGTATATTTGGCAAAATCCTGTTTAAACTTGCGACTTTTCGTGTATAGAATAATATGCCTAGACAAAAACAAGGAGAGATTCACTGCGACTTTAGTTTAACTTCTGGAGATTGGGTTAGTTACAGGGCAGAAGTCACTGGTTTTTATGGTACAAATGATGCCTCTGAACTGAATGATCATATTGTTCGTGAATTCAATAAAAAAATAAGAGACCTGAACATGCCAGAATCTCTTTATATTTCTCCATATGATGCGGGTCTACGCTATACTGGAGATGGTAGTGTTTTTAATGGGTGAGGTGACCATGATTAAAAAGACTGCTTCCTTAGTACCTTAAATATATCATAAAGGCATTGATCCTTTTTGCTAGCCTCCCTAACTTTATTCTTTAATTCAAAAGAATGTGAGGTGTGGGCTATCTCTCTTTTAATCACCCAGCCATCTTCGATAAAGTAGTCTGTATCCCATTCAAATATCTCTGAAATGTAATCCAAAGCAATCAAATGCCTTTGAGCTTCAGATATCTCAACTTCTACTGTTTGCTTGCCTGTAATCTTCATGAATGATATTTACACCTTATTGGAGGATTCTGATATATTAAAGATTTTTTTACTCTTTTCCCAATCAGTATAATTATTAAACCTTTTACCAAAAAGATAATAAACTTTCTTCCCGTTTTTTGTTTCTATAGCTGGCCCATCAGAATTGTGTAAGACCCCTAGGTTCCAGTATTCTTCACAACCATTGTTATAAGTAACTGCTGGACCCCCATCTCGATGAAGGACTTTACACATTGGGTCCATGTAATATCTCAAAGAGTTTTCTCTCATTCTTATATACTGCATAGAATTTTATTTTTATTTAATTATTTTATTAGCAAAACCTTGGTACTGATCATCTGGCTCTAACTTCCAACCTTTTATTCCAAAATCGTGCGCTCCTTTTTTAGCAGACATTAAGTCATGAACTTGTGGAGAGTCTATTTTATAACAACAGGAATCAATAGGATTTTTTTCCTTATTTAAAATGACGACCATTAATTCCTGATATCCTTTGGGTCCAATAACCCTACTATCGTACATAAAACTCATTCTGCGCTAATTACAATGTAATCGTGAAAGTTCTTGTAGCTATCGGCATACTCAACACAGGATTTAAAGTCGCCTGAGTGATCCACATAAGAAGAATCAATAACAAAGTACTTCCCCTCTGGGATTGGATATGGTTCAGCTCCTCTGGCCAAATGAGTAGAAGAAATCCTCCAACCATTACCATCACTCTTTACTACTGTTTTGAATTTTAAAGTATCAGCAGGATGAGCATCAACCTCAAATGTCTTGAGCATTTTAGTAAGCTGCCATTTGGTTAGAAATACATGAGCATCCACCTTCTCTGGAGGAACAACCTTGACAGTCTCTTTTACTTGTACTTTTGGTTCTTTATAACCATGCCAAGCAGCTACGCCCCATAAAGGCAGACAAACAAACGCGAACAATAATAATTTTTTCATAATTTTAATTTACTTACCAATGCCTGATAGTATTTGCAATAATAAAACCACATGTTGTAATATGTACAAACCACCAGAAAGTTCGGATGAGAGCGGCGAGGTCAGCTTCCCTAGGGTTGTCTGACACTCGCTCGCCCATCGTCCTGCACCATATTCTCCACAGTTTCGACATGAAGTCAAGCTGCAATTATGGATTTACTTCGTTAAAATGCTATAAATTAGCATTGCTGCGTCCAGAACAAACAATGTACCGAAGAATACGGCAATCGTCTTTAATCCTCTGGTCCTAATCTGGATCGTATCATTAAGATCACTAATATCTTTTTTGATTGATACAATCTCTTCGTTTTCTTTCTTCGTCATAAGATCTTTACTGTCACATTGTTTACTTCTCTCCTAATAATCACAATAGGATCATTATAAAAATTTAAATCTTGTATAGTTATTCTATTATTCTGCCAGTATACCAGCGCGGCTTCTTCATTGTGGAACTCTGGCGTGTTTTGAACTTGCTCATATACAAACCCCCTATCTTTTACAATCAGGTGAACTTGCTTATACCCTTTCATTTTTTAAAATTCAAGCTTGATAGCTCTAGAGGTTCCTGCAAGCCCAAGAAAAACATCTTTACCTTTCACTGTAGCGCAAGTAGAGTAGCCAGTCCCAAGGCTCATAATGCCAGAACCCTCTTTTGCTGTTGGCCAACCATCCATAAACTCATACTCATAATCCTTCCATTGGATCTCTTGAGTCAGAGGGTTAACTCTAAAACATTTAGTATCTCCCCAGAACGCGCTGTAAAGCCAGCCATCAGGGGCGAGGTAACCGTGGAAATTTTTATTTTTATTAGCTACCTTTAAGTATCCTTCTGGCAAATCAATCTCTTCATAGCTATCATCAGCACAATTAATAATTAAAATCTTTTTACCTGTCCTTGGTAAGCAAAAGACCTTGTTTACACTATTGACATATGTGGCTCCGACATACTTAACACTGAATCCAGAAACTCCAGAAGTAACGGGCTTGCCTTCCAGCAAGAAAGTTGTACCATTCTTATCTATTTTAAGGATTTTATTTCCTAAAGCTGGTGGCATGTAAATATTCCCATTTGGATCTGCTGCTGCCCCCCATACATGCCCAAAGAAACCTGTTTGTGGCGGAGTAAATGATCCAATTTCCCCTGTTTTTGTATCTAAAGTATAAATTTTTAAAGTCTTCGTATAAGACGGCATATAAATAATACCATTTGCACCCTCTGCTCCAGATCTAACTTGAGGGCAAGAACTAAATTTCTTTTCTAGTTTAATTTCTCCAGTTGATCTTTTCAACTTCGCAATAGAAGTCGAATACGCTGGTAAAAAATAAGTATACCCATCGGAAGCTTCTACATTACCGATGAATCCATGACTACCTTTTGTATTTCTTTTTATAGAGTTGTTGAGAGTGTCTGTCTCAATATACATATCTGACTTGTAACCTAAAGAATGGATGACCCCATTATCATCCATAGCCATTGTGCGGGTCTTCGTCAGATTACCCCTAATCTCCCCTTTTAGATACTTGAAGCTTGGCCAAGATGGAGGCGAGCCATCCAAAAAAAAACCACCGCTCGTCTCTGCGCTCGTCTCTGCACTGGTGTATTCTGAGCTGGTCTCCGCGCTCGTGTATTCAGCGGAGGTCTCCGCGCTCGTCCCCGAAGTCGCACGTTGAACTCTTTGCGAAGGACTCATTAGCTCAATCTCACGAGCCTCAAGCTCGGAGGCAAGTTCGCGTGAACTTTTATATTCAGCACTAGAAACCTCCAACTCAGCACTAGAAATAAGATCAGAGCTGGATAGGTGACTTTTTAATTGTTTTAATTGACTTACTGAATTCTCTAATGAGTTGATTACTGAGGAAATTTGTTCTGACGGTTTCATTTATATATTCTAGTAAATGTGTGTTTAATTATCAAGTTAATTTATTGGTACGCCCGACTGGACTTGAACCAGTGACAAAGGGTTTATGAGACCCCTGCTCTAACCAACTGAGCTACAAGCGCATTTAGAACATCTCTGGAAAAAGAAAATCAATTATACCTGAAGCCTTAACCAATATTAGCAACAAAGCCGCCGATATAATATAAAAAATTTTCTTAACCATTTTATTCATAAAAATATAAAAAGTACTCTAAAGTTTCGTAAAAATACGGATGACGCTCTAGTTCATTCATCGACTTCTATTACACGAACAACTTCTTGTTTCATGTTTTTGAAATCTTTATCATATTTGTCTGCCCAAGAAGGAGCTTGATCGTCTGATTTAGCCTTAACAGACTCCTCGTACTGCCTATCAATCATCTCATTTTGGATCTGTCGTTCTCGCCAAGAAGGTGGACTTAGCACTTGAGGATCAATCGTTGGTTCGCGATCTACAAACCACTCAGCGGGGTGAAACATCTTAAATCTTAATAATTTTTTAATTATGTTTTTCATGATTAACAGTTGAGAGAAAACATGGGGTTGTATCACCCATGTATGCTCCGATTTGATTAAAGTAAAAGAACTCAAAAGCTTCATCTTCGTTCATACCATCAGACTGCAAGCGATTAATTACTTTTTGTTTGTCATAGCAATAAATAGTAGGCTGACCAAATCTCTCGACAGTCCCAACGATACAATCGTCGTAGCCGTCCATAACCAACATTTCTGATTCTTCCATATTTTTAAAAGTAGCTTTGGAGGGGATCGAACCCTCACGACCTAGGGTCAATGGATTTTAAATCCACAGCGTCTACCAATTCCGCCACAAAGCCTTAATTAATTACTCTAAAACCATTTGTCCAGAGAAAATTTTACCAGCTATTTCATTAGCGTCTCCTTCAATCTCATCTCCATTTGAATGGAATGCCTTAAACCTGCGGAATCTTTTGCCTTTATACCAAATGAGAGATATTTGTTTTTGTCCGTTCTCGTACCAGCTATCAAACGGGCCATGAAGCTTGCCCTCAAGAAGGCCAGCTTTTGCCAACATACCTCCATTAATATGGTACCTGATAGAAGTCCCAGAGAAAAGATCTTCTTCTGCCATCTCAAATGAGGTATAAAAAGTATTCGTAGACCCGTCAACGAATAACTCTTCTCCATTTACTGTCGGGCCTTCTGGATAATCTGACCCTCTGTTCATATAAGCCTCTGATCCATATCTAAATAAAGCAAAAGCTAACAAGAGTACTATCGTAACAACCACTGATTTTTTCATAGATTAATCTTGAGTGAATTCAATATTGCGGATGTTAAGGTCTTCCTTGTTCTTTTTCGCACGAGACTCTGCCTTTTTCAATTCATTCTCAGTGAATAAAAAATGCCTCCCATCATCAGAACTAATCTGGAAGTAGACAAGAGAAGCATTATTTTTCTTCTGCTTGTTCACAACTGCGTTAATATAAGCGTATTTCATAATAATATTAGATACAAGTTTATTCTTCGTCGTAAGTCAATTCAAATTCAGAATCTTTTGTGAGACCATCTCGTGAGAGGAAATCAGATTGAGAAAGCTCCTCATAAAGACTATCATGATCTTCGCCATCATATTCTTCTCCTATCCCATAACGGCAATTCTCGTCATAACAATAAATATTATACTCTGCTCCATTATTATCCTCTTCACCTAAAATGACGAATCTATCACCACCAATCTCAATATGGCAATGCCACATTACTTTTGTATAAGTTTCGTCTGGATCAGTTAATATTTTTAATTTTTTCATAATCTAATAACCCCAACTATTTAAGGTATGTTGAAAAGGATTATCTTCTATACCCTTAACCAAGTCAAGCATTTTCTCTGCGATTTCTCTAATTTCTTTTTGAGCGTGTTCACTTTTGCGTAATTTAATAAAGTTTGCAAAGCTACGCATGTTAAATTGCACATCGGCTTGAATGCGACTATTGTAGGTCTTAAAGAAACGTGCAGATTCTTTTGCTCGTTTGCGACCCAACTCTGGTTCAAGATCAGCAAGACATTTATGGTAAAGTCTATTACCGTCTTCAGTATATTGTTTCAATTGTTGTTGCCAGAAATCTGGCCAATCATCAGGGATAAAAGTTTTATCCTCTTTTAGTTCTTTGTATCGTGCCGACTCAGCATTAAGCGAAGATAATCGATGCTTAAGTAAATGAATATGACTGGCAATATCACAATCAATAAGGAAATGGACGCTACCCTTCTCAAAAGGGGTCTCGTGTCCGTGGCTCCAAAGCATGTTGATGAGCTTCGGAATTCTCTCTCTCTTTTTTTCATCTAAATCTCTACTTGTGGAGGTCCACGCACTGCAAGCTATAACTTCGTCACTTCCGTAATGGCCTAATAGTTCTACTGAATTGTTCATCTTCGAAACCTATTTTAAATTCTTTTAGAGATGAGTCAAGAGTTTTTTGATCTTGTAATGGATCTGTGTCAACTATCGTGTTCTTCTCTATTTTTCTCACGTATATGAAGTTGGATTTCCTGTACCTGTTTAGCATGTGATCATCAAACTTATGAAACCACCTTGGGTTTCTTTCTATTTTGTCGGCTGAAATCCTTCGAATACTCCAATCAGAATAAGTTGTTGCCTGACCTATTTTAAAATTCATTTTAAGTTCTCTAGCTACAGCCCAGAAATAAAATTCGTCTGCAAAAATAACTTTGTTTTTAACAAAGTATCTTGAATACTCTTCAAAACTTTCGACAAAAGCCTCCACTTCTTTTCTACGGCACAAAAAAAACTGACATACTGCATTGTACTTATCAAAAGGATGATCTTTAACACCCTCCCTTAAAACCAATTGGCTTTTAACCTTTGTAAAAAAACTGAAATGTTTCGCAAATGTTGTATTTTTATATGATTTTTTAATCAAACTCACGGTTGTGTCTAAATCGTACAAAGGAAGGTGAGCATGACTAACCAAAGAAAAATATTCGTTCTCCTCGTCTTGCAATGCTGCTTTCATCAGCTCTATTGTAGCTTCAACTAAAGAGAATTGACCCCAATCTGTTTCCACGGTATTTTCTATAAAGAAATCTGAGAATATATTCTCCTCCTTGCTCTTCGGATGGATGTACAAGTTAAAAGAATCCTTATCCCCTGACTTGAAGAATTTATCCCAAAGATCATTCCTGTTAAAAGAATTGTACGTTAGATTTAAGAAGGCGACCTTTTGCATTTGTTAGTGTATTATAATAAAGAGCAATATCTTTGCCTACTCAATTTAAAGAAAAGTAAAATTATGTCTGATTTTGAAAATCCACTAGAAAGTAAAGCTAGTATTAATAATGCTGGAGAAATGGAAGTGACCATTGCTAAGAAATACAACGACTCTGAAGCCAAAGTCTACAAATCTTACATGAGTATGTGCTCATCTGACGACAAAATGTTTACAGATACTGCTAGCATGGATGACAAAAAAACTTATGCAGCTTGCTCTGTCGCTTATGATAAAATGCGAGCCATGATGATGGATGATAGCAAGGGAGAATTGACAGAAAAACAAAAAAAACTTCCTCCAGCCCTTCAAAAGAAAATCATCGACAAGATGAAGAAAGAAGGCAAGTATAAAAAAGAAGAAGAAGAATAATATTGATTTTTTATAGTTAAAACACTAAAATAGTTTAGTGAAAACAATTGTAAAAAAGACAATCACATTCGAAACAAAAAGGTACGATTTTGATAACGAGTTCTCCTATATTGAATTATGGCAGAACTCTACTTTAAAAGATTGTTATTTTGTTGAAAAAGAATTTTTATACCCAGACGGATCGATCAAAAACAACGGTACAAAATATTTTTTTAGCAAATCTTTGAATGATCCAGAAAAAGAGATAAAGCCCCTAAATTATATTTCATTCAATCATTTTGATCATTTGTTTTTTATAGATGTAAATGGAGTAATTAGACAAATAGC